CGAGCCGCCCTGTCCCAGCCGGCGGACGTTGAACGCCTCGTCCACGAAAAACAGCGAGTTGTCAGCCTTGACGATGCCATCCCGGCACGCGCAGCCGACTTGCTGCGTCATGCCCGCCTGCGCCGCAAACGGGTCGGCGCTGTCGCCCGTCTGCGACCAGACTTCAATCGTCTGCGAGCCAAGCAGGTAGTAGAACTCGCCAAGCACGCGGCCGGCGACGATATCGTCAGGCGAACTCTCGGCCGTGTAGTAATTCAGCGCCGTCGTGGCGCTAAGGTCGAGAACCGAGGTAAACCCGAAACGGTTCTTCCATGTCATCAGCCCGCGCTGGCCCAGCGTGTCCACGCTGGTAAAGACAGAAGCGCCCGCGTCAGAAAGCAGGGTCGTAAAGCCCGTGTTCACCGCGCTGTCGGTGTAAGCAACCGTCGTGTTTGCCGCTGCAAGCGATGTCGTGCCGAACGTAAACGCGCCGTCCGATTTAGTGGCTGTAACGTAGCCGATGCGAACGCGCGTCGTCAGAACCGTTGGCAAAGCAGCCGCCGCCGCCGATGCGCTGGCATAGCCCGTAGCATTGGCTGGCGCTTCGATTGCCGTGATGGTCCCTGCGGCGTCGATGTCCAGTGCAACCGCGCCGAACAGGCCAAGCGGAACCACGTCATTGCCCGGCGCCGTACCCGCAGCAACCGCCGTCTTGTTATAGACCGTTCCAGCTATCGAATAGCTGAACGCGCCGGTTGCGACGTTTGCAGGGGTCGAGCCTATGGCGAGATTAGCGTCAACCGTGATGCCGTCCGAGGCCCGGCGAATATACGTCCCGTCAGACACATAGGGCTGTCCGTTGAACAGGCCAAAGCCCTGCGTTTCCGTGAATGCGAAATCGCTACGGTCGCTGCCAGCAACCGTCCCCGTGAGGCTTCCGGTTGTGTTGTCCGCAGGGTTGAACGTCGATAGCGTCGTCCCCTGCGCAATCAGCACCTTTCCCAAGGCATGGCCGTCAGCCTGCCACATCCCTCGGCACGCGCCGGCGAAGTCGGCACGCTGGAGACTGCCAGGCGCTTCAATGAGAACGTTCTCGCGCTGCGGGTCGTTCGGATGCGGCTCGCGGTAGACGTTGTGGCACTTCTTCTCGGCAAGCCCCGTGACAACAGCGGAGGCTGCGGAAGTCGCCATTGGCACGCGCATCAGAAATACTCGGCCCGGGTCGGCTTGTTGAACCGCTCGCCGCTCTGAACCAGACGCCGCAAGTTGCGTTCGGCTGTCGGCTCGTAAGTCTGCCGGAATGCCGCGCCTGACTCGCCGTCCATGTAGTCGTCTGCCGCGTGGCAGGCGACATACATAGCCAGATCCTCGAGCATCGATTGCGGACATGCACTGTCGGACCAGTAGGCAATGCCGAGGTCGCGCAGCTTCTCGTTGACGCTGGCAATCAGCCCCTCGATCAGTGAGCTATCCTCGGCTTCAGCCGTCTCGCCTGCTTGCAGCACCTTGAGCTTTTGCAGCACGCGGTTGCGCAGTTCCGCCAGCGTCGCGTCAGCCATCGATTACCGCCAGCGGTTCAGTCGTCGCGCCCTGAAGCGCCGCGCGCAGCCGTTCGATGCCCCAGCGCTTGTCATAGTTCGCGCCGAGGTCGTCCAGTTGCTGCTTGATCATGGCGCGTTCGTCCTGTTCCGGGTTGCCTTTCGGCGCCGGGGCATCCTGCGGAACCTCCGTGAAATACGGATGGCTCCGCAGCTTGTTGATCTGCCACGGGAGCAAATGCCCCGTTTCGATCATCTGCCCGACCGGGAACGTGACGCCAAAAAGGGCGGTGAACTCGTCACCGCCCTCGTCGTCACCCTTCCAGATGAACGCTGACATTAAGACGTCGTCGCGTCTTCTTGGATGCCGAAGACCGCGAGATACAGAGTACCCGCAGCGCCGGTAGCAGCGTTCGCAGAGGCCACGCCAGTGATCAGCGTCTTGTCAGTGTATTTGTACCCAAACCCGTTCGTTGTAATCGCTGACGACTGGGTGCCAGCCTGGCCGACAGTGGACGCCGCAAACAGACGGTCCGCATCGCCAGAGTCGCCAACGTTCAGGGCAAGGGTCGGAGAACCGCCCGTATCCATGTCGGTTGCTTCAATGGTTGCGTGCAGAAGCCGGAAGTTTTTCGGCACGTAACCGAAATTGATGGTGTCCGACGTCGAAGGAGCCGCAGCGCAAGCCACCTCGAAATAGAACGCCTTCAGGTTGTTGGAGAGCCCGTGGGTTGCGACGGGCGTCGTCAGGTAGTTTGTGGCTGAGTACGTAGCCATGTGATGATTTCCTTATTCAGCTACAATCACGAGTCCGACGCGGCACAGAAGAACGCCGACACCATGCCCTGCTGGACGCCGTTGAAGCAGAGCTTCTTCACGCCAAGCAGTTCCTCGATGGCAACGCCAGGGCGGAACGAATAGTCTTTCGTCAAGTCCGTGCGCGGGGTCGGCTCCTGACCCCATGCGATGCCGACAGCCTGCGCGCCGCACAGGAACACCGGACGGACGTCAGCCGAAGAAGCGCCGATGGAGTTCATCGAGTAGGTGCCGTTCGCGGCGACGTCATCGATCTCAGGCACTTCGCGATGGATGATCCCGTCATACAGGAGGTCGCCGTCCTGGAAGATCGGGTTGTCATCCATGCCGTTGCCTTCACGCGAGCGAGCCTCACGGTTCGCCTGCGTCATCGTGGTGTCTGCTTTCAAATCCCTGAACGTGCGGGATCCGTGAAACGCAACGAAATATTCGCGACCGTCGCCCGTCTTGTAAGGACGGATATGCGGATCAGCGTTTTTCGCAATGCGCTTCGCCAGCGACATCGACGCGACCGTGCATTTGTCGTTTGTGGTGTCGAGGTTGCCGACAGCGGTTGCCCACGTGGCCGAGTAGTTCGAGCGCAGGGCGCCGAACAGCAGGCGGTCAGTGTTTGCCGCGTTGAAAGCGTTCCGGTTCGCAGCCGATGACGCCGACATCGTAACAATCGTGTCGCCGGTCGTGACCAGCGACAGCATAGCCGTGATGACATCGTCACGCAGCTTTTCCGCTTCCCATGTCCGCAGCATGTCCTTGGCCGCGCCGAAAAGGTCCAGCTCGGTCTTGTAGCTGGTGGACTTCGGCACGCGCACCGCGTTACGGCGCCAATCAAGGGAGATGTTGCAGTTGTAGTTGCCAAGTTCTTCCTCGGCGCCGTCCAGCGTCTGGGAGCCGGTGACGCCGGTTCCTTTCAGCCTGGTGATCAGCGGAATGTTGATCGATTTTCCCGCTTCTTCCGTCATCTCGTACTTGCTGATGATGATAGAGTTGTTCGTCCGGCCCATATACGGTTTGAAACCGCTATTGCGGACGTACTCTGCGAAATAGTTCGTGACCCACTTCTGACGTTCAGAAGCGGATGCAAGGGCAACTTCGGCCATTGGTTATCCTTTGAAGAGGTTGTCGAAAGCGTTGCCACCCCCAATGGGGACGGTTCCGGCTCTCGCTGCCGCTGGTCTTCCGACCACACTCGGCGGGGGTTGCTGTGACGATGGGGCCGGCTGGACGCCTTGGCCCTGAAGTTCAGCCAATACCTGCGCGCGGATCTTCTCGGCTTCGCTCTTGCGCCAGGCTTCCGGGTCTTGCCCGATCTCTGACATCAGCTTGTGCTGCTTGTGCCATTTCACCACGAAATCATATGGGTGGATCTGGCCTTGCAGTTGCTGTTGCAGCATCGGGTTCTGACCGACAGCGGCAAGAAACGCCTGTTGCGCCTCGCTCACGATGTCCTCGCCGTGGGCCTGTCGGGCCATCAGCTCGGACGTGTTGAGGCGTTCATTGAAGGCGATGCGCTGCTGTTCAGCGAGCGCATACTGGATGATCCCCGAAGGGTCAGTCGGTATCTGCTCAGGCTGTTGCGGTTGCTGGTAGCGTTGGAGTTGGGCTTCGAGGTCTATCCGCTTGGCAGTCTCGGCTTGTCGTTTGTCGCGCTCGTCTAGAAGCGCGGAGATGGGAACGAAACGCCCTGTT